TTCTAAATGAGCAGCTCCACCACTGCCAGAATTGATTATTCCAACGCTGACTGGTGTTAAAAATTTTGGACGAAATTTTTCAGGTATATTAAAAAGGACATCTCCATAATTACGACCGTTGTATAGTTCATTAGAGTCCAAAGTCAAAATACAAATGTTACCAATTTTCTGAATTAACCCTACTGTAAGTCTCGGGTCTATTACGTAAGTTTCAACATTGGACAAATTTTCCACTTTATCTGAAAGCGGTTTATTAGAAATAGCTCTAAATTTTCCGCTATCGTTGTATGTCAGACTATTGTCTTCGATACATTCATAATAGAATTTTGTAACATTATCATAATAAAACTTACCTTTCGTTTTATTGCCGATGTCCTGTATGTTTCCACCAAATTCTAGTCCTAATATTTCAGCTAATCTTGAACTAACTAAATAATTTTCGTCCGCATATTTTTTAGTAATATACGTGACGCTCGGATCAATAACAGCCGTTACATTTGCCACTTGATCAACAATAATCGTATCTACATATTCAATTTCTACGACATTGTTAGCTGAGAAAGGTGGCACAAAATCTGGGCTAGTTGAAATATTGTAAGCGTAAAGTATTTCAACGTTGTCATTCCCGTGTGCAAATATTCCTAACTCTTTGATATAAAACCCTGTTGTTACAGATTTGTTAGTCAATAACGCATTGATTTCACAAGTTCCATTTCTTTTTACATTTATATTCAAGATTGGCAATGTTGTGATCTGGTTGACTAATGCTGTTCTTTCTCTTTCAGAAGTTAATGATGTTCCATCTCCTATTGCCATTTTAGTAAATGTTATTGTTTCTCCCGCTAATCCTTTTGCTAATAGTTCTCTTCCTTTTTCTGTTAAAATAAATCCATTAAATTTTGCCATAATTTACCTCCTATCTTATTTCTCTTAATACTCTTATTCTGTGTACCGTTCCAAAATTTGTTGCTATAATCTCGTTTGGAATATTTATATCAGTTGAACCTAAGTAATATTTCTTTTTATTTTTTTCGATAAAACCATAATAATTTGCCTTTTCTTCTTTTCTTAAAAGCCTTATTCCTTCAAGCCAAGAACGAATATTTTTGTATTGTTCTACAACTTCAATTATTTTCTTGTAGCCTTCGTAGTCTGATAAATTTCCATCCGTATTTACTTTAAAATATCCTGGATTGCCACCATACTTGAAACATTCTATTATTTCAACATTTCCACTAAATAATATTTCGCAGATTTCTTTAATCCCGCCAACAGTACCTTTATTAAAATGCGAAAAAACAGACCTTTTTATCAGTTTTATTTTTGTTTCTCTTGTGATATTTGAATCAATATAGTCCACATGATATTCCCACATCAAAAAGTCTAATTCTACATCATTTAGCTCTGATAATTCCAAAAAAAATTTTCTTTTAATCACATCATGTTTCTTTTTAATAGCAAAATTTATAGATTCATAAATCCAAAGTGTTGTTTTATCATTCAAAGTTGACTTCGCTGCTATATCTGTTAAGTTCAAATTATCAATAGTTATCATATATTTTCAACTCCTAAATAATTACTTGTAACACTTGTATTCTCTGCTATTTCATTAAAATCTAAAACTCTAAATGTTGGACTTCTTAATACAACTCTTTTCACTCCAGCTAATTTTAATAATTTAATAAACTCATCAGGATTAATATCTCTGCCCATTTTATTTTGTTGCCAAATCTTAAAATCTTTTACGGCTTTTTCAACATTATTTTTAATAACATTTACAAGCGTTTCGTTAGATTTATCAATGTAGTAGTCAAAATCAATTGTGTATGATGTCTTTATTGCCTGTTTTACTGTCACATTATCTGTAAGAGGTCTTATATTATCAGTATTCAACATTTCTTCAATTCTCTTTTTTAACTCATTTGTTAGCGTTAGAGAATCAGTTAAAACATAAATATCAACATTTGTTGCGCTCGGACTATACGCTACAACATCAACAATATTCGTACTTGTCGACTTAGCCCAAAATTCATAAGCTCCTTTACTTCCAGCCGTTGTGAAACTTTCAGGGATTTCTCTAATTCTAGTTCTATAATTGTCGTCTTGCTCTATTTCAGCTCCATTATTTGATGCTGTAATATTCTCAACCTTGTCATAATGCGGGAAAATGTCGACCATCGTATTAATTTGCCCAACTGGAATATCATTCCCAACAGTTCCTGATGTATTACAAGTTGCAATTCCATCTACATACAAATCGCCTTTTTCTATTTTATATTGTTCATCAGTTGAAAAATATAACTCATTGTATTGAATCCTTGACCCCTTCGGAATTATTATGTCTGTCGCTTGAATATCAGTAATATAAAATCTAAATGTCGCCACGGCTGGTTGTTCTACAAGTCTTTTACCTCTATTTCCGTAAAATTCTCCTTTCAAATCTAGCCGCTCATTTCTTGCAAATCTTAAATAATTCTGTTTCATTTCATCGTTATATTTTTCTTCTCTCAATCCAATCATATAAGCAACCGTTTCAAAAATCAATGTTTCTGGACTTGATTCTGTTAGCTTTCTTCCACTTAATTCCTGGAATTTATCAATCATATCTCTTTTAAGTTCCCACGAATCTGCATCTATAATTTCATATTCTTCATTTGATATTTCACTCAATGTTTACCACCTCAATTCCTAACTCGATGTCAAAATCATTATTATATGTATCTTTCATAATGATTCTAGTTTGTCTTAAAACAGCTCTTGGCTCATATTCTCTTATAATTTTAGTCAAGTGACTTGTGATCCTATTCTGCACAACATTAATGTTCTTATCAATCAAATCACTGTCAAATGCAAAATCTCGATTGAGTGGCTGTTCTTCTTTGCAAACTCTTAAAATCATTCCTACATTTGTAACTACTTCTTCTAAAACATTTTTTGGATTATAATTTATTTCTTCAGAGCTATTTACTGTTATCATTGTTTACAGCCTCCTTCTGCTCATTCTCGATGTCATCTTGATTCTCTTCAGTGACTTGCTGATTTTTTTGTATTTTTCTTTGTTCAATTAATTGATTATACAACTTAGGATTTTCAATATACTCTTTAAGCGTAATATTCAACTTAACAACATCAAATCCACCCTCTTCTTTGTTAAAATAACTGCTTTCTTCTGATAATTCTGTTATCAAAAAAGGGTATTCGCCAAATACTTGACCGCCAAAAACTAGATTAGCATACTCTCCAAGTTCAAACATTTGCTTGATCGTATCTAGTTCTTCTTTTAAAGTAGTCTGCTGTATTAAATATGATACTAAAGTCATTGTAAAACTAACTTCTAGTAAATCTCTACCTTGAAATCTTAACATTCCAGGACCGTAAATTGCTTGATGTTCCGATATTTTAGCCTTGTATGACCTACTTATTTGATTATTGAGCGATACAATCTGATCTTCTGACGCTTCAAAAATTACATCTCCAAAACTTCCTATCATTGCGGACCTCCAGTCATATCGCCGCCAGCAGCAACTCCATCGTGTTTATGTGTATTAAGATTAATGCTTCCACCAGTTTTTGTAGTTCCGCTTACTTCTAAATCTCCATTAATCACGATTTTTTTAATATTCAAAGTCAATGTATTTTTATCATAGCTCCAACTACCCCCATCAGAAAAAGTTCTTTTCACTTCACTTTCACTACTGGAAGCACCTCGCATAGGACAACCAAGCACAACTCCTTGCTCAGGCATTTCTGAAAAGAATAAGCAATAAACAGTTTGCTTTAAACTGAGTGTATAATTATCGCTATGACTTTCAGAGTAAGGAACTAATACATTAAGCCAGTCCGTTGTCTTGTCATCATCGCCTTTTAACAGAACTCTTACTTTTCCAGTTTTTGAATCTATCGCACTTACTTCTCCTGCTTTTAATGTTTCAATCAATTTAACCACCTGCCTTATCATTTTTTTTGTAACAAAAAAATCACAATCAAATTAATGACTGTGATTTAATGTTTCTATTTAATTTTCAATTTGGTCTAGTAAATTTTCTACTTCAAATGTCATTCCAGAAAGTTCATCAATCTGATTTGTTATCATTGCCAAGTCCTGAGAAAGTTTACATATTTTTCTATAAGTATCACTTCTTACTTCGTTAGCCTTGTTTGCGATTTCTTTTATCTTAGCCCAATGAACTGCTTTATCAAGTGGTATTGAAACTTTGTCACTTTTCGGCATTGGCAATAATCTTTGCTGATTTAACAATCTTTCCATTCTGTTAAATTCGTTTATGTAAGCCAGTTTGAATTTGTTGTGTCCTTGTATGTTAAACATGTAAAGAATAAATCCATCTTTTGTTAAGAGATACTCTCGATAATTTCTATTCTTACCATCTTTGTATTGATTTGTAAATATCAGCTTATTTAGATCTCCGCAAATTTGCGGAGATTGAATTTTTATGATTTTATCTATATCTCTCAATACATCACTATGTCTTTTTTGCAATGCTCTTGCAATAACTCTGCTACTTACAACCAAACCATAATTTTCATTTCTTTCAATTTTTACTAAATCCACAATGTTTTCCATTAAATTTTCCTCCTAAATATTGTTTTTTAAGAGGGTTTGTGGTAAAATACTATTGGTTAGAAGGTATTTTACCTTAGCCCTCTATGTTTTGTTTAAATCCTTAATAGAGGGCTTTTTATTTATCAAGTTCCTTTTTAAACAAATCTATTCCTTTCAAAATAATAGCTGTTCTCGTTATTTTAAGTTTTTCGGATAATTTTTTTAATTCCAAATCTTCATTTTCCGTAAGTTTTATTTCCAGCCTTTTATTCCTAGGATTATCACTTTTGGGTCTACCCATTTTTTTCATTTTTTCACCTACTTTCTAGCCGACTATTATTATAATATAAGCCGACTAAAAAGTCAAGAACTTTTTTTGAAAATTTTAGTAAGTTTGATAAGAAGATATTATTTTGCTATAAATATCTTCCATTTTTTCAGGTGAAATCCCATATTTTACAGCTGTATGTACCTTAGCTTCTTTTTCTAATTCGCTCTTTTCTTTTTCTGTCATATCAGGTTTTAATAATTTTGCAGTTTTTAAAAGCATAACATAATCAATATAAATATCTTTTTCCTTATCTGTTGGTATATCTTTTTTTATGCCAAATTTACTTTCTGTAACTCCATCTTTTTTGTTGTAAATTAACATACCATGAGTCGCTCCATTATCTAACTTCCAAAACTTTTTATCTCCATAAGCAAAAACATATAATATGTCATAATCTTTTATATGCTCCTTTGCTGCTTTTGCCATAACTTCTTTTAGCGTAGGCTCGTTTATACTATCTTTAACTAATATAGCTAAATAACCTCTTTTCCCATTTTCGTTTTCAGCATCAAGCTGATTTTTCAATACCTCATATTTAACATCTTCTGGAATAACTTTTTCACCACATCCAATTAAAAACAATGTCATAAAAATGATTAGTAATTTTTTCATCTTAATTCCTCCTAAAAATAATTTTATTATATTATACCTTATTTTTAAGAAAATTAAAATTGCTTGTTATCTCTCAAAAACAAATATTTTAGTTTCACAGTCATTATTCAATTGCCATTGTCCTGTTTTTTACATAAAAAAATCACAGCTAAATTAATAACTGTGATTTACAAAATTTACTTTTTCAATTTCATTACTAAAACTTTTAATCCATTTCCTGAAATAAAGTTCTCAATTTCTTCAAATCCAAAATTTTTATAAAAAGATAATAATTTTTCATTATCTTCACATTCTAACCATACATAACGGACATTTACTATTTTCTTAGCTTCCATTAATGAATCATAAGCTAATGTCAAAAGTTGTGCTCCGTCTATATAATTTTCAGATTTTACTTGCTCTGAATGATTTTTGCCAATTTGTCCTAATAAATAACTATTAACTATATAGCCATCTGTTGTTAATCTTTTGCCGTTTTGACAGAGTTTTTTTCTTTGGCTTTTCGATAATGCCTCATAATTTCTTTTCGATATAAGCAAAGGCTTATTTGCCAAAGAAAAATAACCCAATAAAATAAAATCATTGCTAAAAACTAAATGTGTGCTTGATAAACCTGCCTTTTCAAATTCTATTGCTTTGTTATGTAAAAAGTCTTCTATATCTTTATTATAATTATTTTTAAAATTTTTCAAAATACTATCTCTCACGAATTTTTTATCTTTTAATTCGTCCAATAAATCTTGCAAAGATACAATTTTTACATTTTCTATATACATATTATTTTTTGCCAAATATCTTTCGTATTGTATCTGGATTGTTTATAATTTCCACATTTTTTACAGGTTTTCTGTTGGGAGATTTTTCATTATTCAAAGCTTTTATCAAACTATTTACAGATTTTTTATCAAAAGTCATTTCTGTCGTAAAACTTTTTGTAGCCACTTTCACCATCTCCTTTTTATAATTTCTTAATAAATTATAACTTATTTGTAGCAAAAGTGCAACAAAAATTTAGAGTTTTTTTGACATTGTAAAGTAAAATATTACAAATCACAGTTATTATATTTAGTTGTCATTGTCCGTATTTCTCTTGACATTTTTATAAAATATGATACAATTATATTGTAATGATTAGTAAGACTTTCAGTTAAGCCCTTTTACAGCTAGGGCTTTTTTTTTGTCTTTCTTTTTATGTTCTATGTAATGATTTTTATAAAACTTCCTAAATCCATTCTGCTCCTTTCCAATCATTACAATAATTGTATATAATTTTATATTGTCATTGTCCTACAAAACTCTATTTCTTTTTACTAGATTTCTTAGTGTTTTTCTTATCTCTTACTCTTTTTCTTGGCTTCTTAGCACTTTTCTTACCTGTTCTTTTACCGCTTCCGCCTTTTTTATTAGCCTTTTTAGCTTGTTTTTCAGCTTCTTTTTTCTTTTGTTCTTCTTTAGTTTGAGCTATTGCTTTTTTCTCTGCATTTTCTCT